GATGAGCCAATAAGTGTGGCGCTATTGAACAAACCTCCATCACCTTCAAAAGATGCACCTATCTCATACGTGTTGTCAGATGCACTAATTGAATCTACCACGCTTTTAACAGGCTGTAAAACTATATTTTGAGAAACTGACACACTGTCTGTAAACGGTGCTCTAGTAAAAGTCATAGCTGGTGCATCCAGCATAACCACTGGATCTGGATCTACTTGAGCAGTAGATGTGTTAGTGTCAATTGGTTTGGTAGCTGTAAAGGTAGGCGATGCATCAGATAACGTTACAGTATCTGCAAACGACCTGTTGTATGCTACCTGTGGAGAAAAAGCATCGCCTAAACTAATACTGTCAGCAAACCCTGTAGTTACACTAAGCGCTGGTGCATCAGAAGCTGACACACTATCAGACGGATTCTTGCCTATTGTATGTATAGGTGCAGCATCAGACGCAGTTGCAAAATCTCCTATTACATCTGTGTAAAGTTGGTTTTTATAAAATCGTATATTACCTGTTATAGTTCCTGTGTAAGCATTTAACGTTTGATTTACGTTATCAGCTCCACCAGCTACACTATTTCCTTTACCAATACCAAACCCGCTATCATTACCTCCAGACCAAAAACCATCTCCATTAGCACCTAAAGTACCAGAACAAGATTCTTCCATGACAAGCTGGTTATCAATCCATAACCTACCTCGTTTATCCGTCATGGATATATCCCAAGCCAAGGTATGCGTCTGGTTGTCAAAGAACTGTGGATAGTCAGCTATATCTATCTCAACTACAAATCCGTTTGTAGATGTAGTTTGAAATTGAGTTCTACCTTCTCCACCTCTGAATCGTAACTTTCCTGTGCTGGTTATACCTATATAAGATCCATGAAAAGCACCACCTACATCCCATATACACTCAGCACCTGAATAAGATGATTTAAGTTGTATATCTGCTGCCCACGCACAATTCTGATCTCTACCCCATACGCTATTAGCAGAAGACTCACCATCAAATATAATCTGCACACCACCAGAAGCGTACGCTACTGTGTATGTGACTGTTACTTCATCTTCTTTATCTAAAGGCAACACCTTGGTGGTTGTCTTTGCGTCAGCTTCAGTAGCTGCAGCACTGTCAGCAAATGTTCTATTGAACAACATAGTAGGTTCAAATAGATCTGACATAGTAGCCGTATCACTTAGGTTAAAACCTACAATAAACGGCCCTATGGAATCAGATATAGTAGCTGAGTCAGATAAAGAATTAAGTCCTACACTAAACGTAGGGTCATCAGTAACAACAGGTGTATCGCTAGGATTAAAACCTACTGTAAACGGCCCAATAGAATCAGATGTATTAATGCTGTCGCTAGGGCTAAGTCCTACTGTAAATGGCCCTATAGAGTCAGACATAGAAAAGTTATCAGATAAAGGCCGTCCTAACTCAAACGTTGGTATATCTGTGATAGTAGCTGAGTCAGCTAAAGAGTTAAAACCTATAGTAAATGCAGGAAGATCTGTGACAGTAGGCGTTTCGCTAGGATTAAATCCTATAATAAACGGCCCAATAGAATCTGAGGTAACTATAGTTTCAGCTGGTAAGTTGACAACTGGTATAGCTTCATACGTCATAAATATCTCATGCTGTAACGCACGAGCAGAAGCTCTGTATATAACTTCAGTTATAACTGGATCAGCAGCTAGAAATATTTCACTATCTTGAGGTTCTACTACAAGTGAAATACCAGCATCTGAATGACTACTAGAAGCAGTTCTGGCGGATACATCCAAAGCCAGACCACCTTGAGTAGCGGCTTTAAGACGTATGTTGGGCATTAGAAGTCGTCCCGTACTCTAAATTTAATTACATCGTAAACAGTCTGAAGACTACCAGCGAAACTAATTGTTACTTCACCTTCATACATTCCAGGGTCTACGTTAAGAACACCGCCAGCAAAATCAAACTGTACTTGTCCTGTAGCCCCACCACTAACTTTTGAACAGTTAATTGTAGATAGCACAGTAGTTGTATTTTGTTTACGAAACTTTACAGTAACAGAAGTAGTACCAGCGCTAAGATCAATAGCGCCACCCGTAGAATCATCTGTTAAGGTAAGTATAATATCAGGTTTTGAGTTACCTTTTACTAATCTAATTACATCAGCCATACATCACCTCAACATCCAAAAGCTACTGGTTTAACACGCAGCGAGTTTCTAGCCGCACCAAGATTAGCTCTAGCTCTACGCTCTGCTGTTTTATATAAAAACTGTTTAGCGTGATAAGCAGCTAACTCTCTGTCTGACCATGTACGTTCAGGTAAGATCAATAGGTTTTGAAGTGCTCCGTGCATTATAATATTTTCTAATTCATCAAATGCTGTAGTGTCCATTTCATATGCAGTACGCAAAGGCTTGACTGCAATAACCATACGTAACTCATATGTTTTAGCGCTGTCAGGCGTTGGCGTTACAATAAATGTATCAGCATCAAGTTGTGAGATGTATCTTGGAATCCCGTAATCAGCCGCTACAAAGTCAGGCCACTTAGGAAATCTATCTTGAAACTCTTCCAATGGTAATGCTGTCATGTGAGTGCCATCAATAGAAGCACTCAAAAATGCATGAACCTCAGTGTTAGTCGGGGGGTCATAGGGATAATCATACACCCCTGTCGTCAACGGTATTTTAGTCTGTATATGTCTGTAAGCCAGAGTTTTTTCACATGCTTCTATAGCAGCATCTCGAACATACTGTTCTATAACAGGCTGAGGACAACCTGGGACACTTGGTGAAAGTCTGGATACTAAACTGTCGAATCTCCTTGGCATTAGACAACCTCCTCTTCAGGTATTCCACCACCCTCTGTATCGGTGATCTGTCTAGTCTGAGATGAGATACCAAGTGCTTGCGAGAAGGACTGCTGGAAAAGTGCAGCTCTATTTGAGTTAACATGCTCATTATCTATAGACTCCGCTAGAAACACTGTACCATCTACAATAGCAGGAAAGTATGCATCAGGTAGCAACGCTACTGTCTGAGCACCTGTGTAAATAGGTGGAGTCTGTGCGTACTCAATAACTATCTGATGAGCAGCAGGAGCTTTAGGATAAATAAAAAACTTGTTTGGATTACGTATATTTCTAATCCAGTTAATCGTAGCTCCAGCATTGTCAGTCATCCAACTAGGGTATGCCTGATCTAAAACCTCTCTTGTGGTTTCTATAATACCGTTGCCACTAGTGTTATAGTAAACTTCCATCAATCTAATAGAATCGGCAGGAGCTGACTGTACCACTGTACCAGCAGTACATGTAAGATCTGCCTGCAAAGAAAACAGATCAGGTCTAAATATAGCTGTTCTTCTCAGCACCTGATTTGCAAACTTCAACAACACAGCATCGCTATAGCGATACCCGTTAGAATCTGTGTCCTGTATTAGATCTCGGACTTCTGCTATAACATCATTTAGAATCATCTACCCAAGCCTCATTTTCAGGCGTGTCAGGGTCATCAGCTATATAATGTCCTTTATCGTTTCTAGCTCTGGATAAACCTTTTGTAGCTTCTTCTTCAAGCTCTTCAGAAACTTTAGGTGTGTCATCCACAACTTCTGTTTCCATGTTTACCTTAGCTTTACGCCCTTTTTGTTTTTTAGTTATAAATTTTTCTGGGAATGCTTCTTCCTCAGTAACTTCTTTAGTTAAAGGATTAGCAGCTAGGATTTCATTCCATCCATATATTTCGCCATCCTGTATATTTTTTAACCATCGTGTCATTTCTTTCTCCTTACTGACTTGACTCGCCTTGGCTTACCTGCTGGCTGTCCAAGTCGTTTTTTCTGTGCAATCCTACTTTTCTTTTCGGATACACTAAGTTCACTGGCTGTTTTAGGCGTCTTAGAGCTAACTCGTCTAGAGGGGCGACAATATGGAGTACCCCGTTTTTCTTTACCGCTACGGCCACACGGCTTCCCCGTACGAACGTCAACCCATTTCTCCTTGAACCATCGTTTTAAGTCAGCTCCCTTCTGTGTTTTTCTAACCGCCATATCATTTTTTCTTTCTGGTGGTCTTTCTAACTTTAGAGTTGCCCCAATTGGAAGCGCCTACTTTTCTACATTTAGCCAAGGCTCCTGATGCATATGCTGAAGGCCAAACTTTGTAGCGGCTTTTCACCTTGTGATAACATGCATCTTTCTTACCCATAACTTACCATTTCTTGCACGACCAATATCTAGCTGTCATCTTAGACGGTGGCCTGCTGTCACAACCATGTCTAGCACGAAAGTTCTTTCTGCGACCTGGCTGATTCTTTTTAATCTTCATATTAGCATCGCCAAACCGAATAATTTTTTCTTTGCCACCCTGACACGCTTTAACAACAAACTTCTTGCCGCCAGATACCTGACGCTTCGGTTTGTTACATGCCATCTTAGCTTTATTGATTTTAGCCATACTATGTCCTTATAGAGTAGGGGGGCATCGCAGTGCGAATCCTAACCCGCCCCCCTAATCCTTTAGGCGACTGTTGAGCAATCAACAACCACTGCCCAAACTTTAATCCTAGCCGCATCAGTCACAGCTCCA